TTTCAATCAGTTCCAATAGATACTCATTTGTATACTTTCGAAGTTCATCTGCTTTATATGGAATGTCCCAATCTTCTTCATTACGTACACAGTAATCTAAAACAAGTTCAATCAACTTTTCGCGCATATCTACAAAACTCCATGCTTTGCTTTTGAGATTATATAGTCTTTCACGATACTGCTTCGCACAATATCGTCTTCCTCAAACTCTACTGTTTGAAACTCTTCTATTGTATCAAGAATTTTCATAAATGTCAACAATCCTTTTCTTTCTTCATCTCTAATAAGATCACTCTGTCTAAAGTCACCACAGAACATAATACGACTATTTTCACCAAGTCTGGTAATGATAGAATCCAACTCATGGAAGTTTAGATTCTGCGCCTCATCAACTATTACAATCGTATCATCTAATGTTAATCCACGAATATAAGATGTTGTAACAAAGTTGATAAGATTCTTTGTTTTCAGAATCTCGTATGCATCGCCTCTTCCAAATAATTCACTACAGATGCTAGAGTATGGCGCTTCGTATACTTTGGATTTTTCTTTTTCGCTTCCTGGTAGAAATCCCATATCTCTTGTTGGGACTACCGAACGAACAATGGTAACATTATGTTGGTCGCAGTCTTGGCTTAAAACGTCAGACAGTGCTAAGTAGAGTGATATGAAGGTCTTTCCTGTTCCTGCAAGACCATGCAGTAGAAGATTATATTCTTCGTCATAGTGATCAAAGGCTCGTTTTTGATTTTGTGTTTTCGGTTGAATAGATCGTATTCTAAGCGAATTACTCTGTTGTTTTCTCAGTTCTCTTTTTTGCCTTTTTGTAAGTTTACCTACGCCGTAATCTTCTAGGTTAATAAGGGACATTTAAAAGTTCCTTTGTGCGAGTTAAAGTTTTGCTGAGTCTCCACTTTTTGCTCGCTGCTTTCTCCACTTTTCTACAGCCTGTCTTGTTTTTACCTCCTTTGATGTTTGCCGTGATCCTCTAGAAGCAGCAAACGTGGAGTTTGGATTAGCATCAGACACTCGGTCCATTACTTCGTTCCAACCCCCATCATTCTTAATACCACCAACTCCAGAAACGATGTTCATGGAGTTGATAACCTGTTTAATATGAGAATTATTTTTGAGAAATTTTTCTTTTTCTGAGATAGACATAATGTCATCCCATTCCATGCCCGATTGTTCATTAAAGAAAGTATATGTTGGCATTATTTCTCCTTTACATTATTTATATATCTTATGAAACTCTTCGAAATTTAGACCACCTACTTTTTTTTCACAGGCAAACTCCCAAATAGTTGTGCCTCCTTCAATTGTTGGATATGTGAAATAGAAATCTACATTTTCGTGTTGATCTACAAACCAGTTTAGATAATGCATTCGTCTTGCTGCATCGTGGAAAGATGTCTTTGTTTCTGGTCCATAGTTAACAGTATCAGCATATACATTAGACATACTGACATCTTCAGAGGCTACGATAAAATCAAAACCAATCATTACCAGTTGTTCAAATCCCATCTTTACAGCTTCTGACATTGCATTCATACCCGCATTAGAACGAGGTGTAGAAGCATTAGCGGGAAGACTATAGATTTCAGGTGGTTCGTATTGTTCGTCTAATGGAGGGACTATAAACCGTTCTTTTGGAAAATCAGAATTTTCAATTTCACCAATCATACCCGGATCAATAGCAACAAGATAATCAGGATACCAATCCCGATATAGAGCATTACACCCGAATACCGTACCATAGTTTCGAAGATTTTCGAGTTGAACATTTTCTCTACTCTTTCCGTTACCAATTACAAACGCAGTCTTCTTATTCAGATTCGGAACGTTCATCATCAAATTCCTCTTCAATCTTTCGCTGCCTATTCTCACGAAGTTTCTTAAATTTATTTACCTTACGGGGATTGTCGTAGTCATCATAATTATCATCCCACTTATTTCTACGAGCACGAAACGTCTTTCCCATCTTACCAATCCTTGGCTTCTGAAAATGTTTTCTTAATTAAATTTTTAGTAATACCTTTATATGGACTCTTTTTATCCTTTAAAGATACGATAAGTTTTGCATCATCTGGATCCATGGATTCTAAAAATTCAATAAACATAGTTTCACGTTTAAGAGATTTCATATTTGATTGGCCCTTAATAAAATATCGTATTCTTCGAAACTCGCTATATAAAAAGTTTTGAAGATCCGATTCTTTAGGTTGAGGTTTATATGGTGGATCTCCGTTTGGCAAATCAAACTCAACACCAGAATCAAACATTAGACGAAAAACTGTCACCAGTGGTCCGCATTGTCTAGCACTATTTTGCAAAAATGAAATCTTTTCTTTTTCTGTCTTTAACTTAGACGCCTTTTCAATAATTTCAGCAATACCATCTTTCATTTAAAACTCCTGAATATCAGACATTAGATTTTTCAACCTCTTCTTAATAAAATAGTTCAACAACTTTGATTTATCCTTTTTCTCATAGTTCTTATATGTATCTATAACTTGTGTACGGATTGTTTCTGGTATACGAGATAGATCAATCAACTGAATGTTTCTCATATAGTTTCGATGTACTTCACCATCAAAAGGAATAATACCACGATTCATATCATCAATCATCGCAGCAACCTTTTTCTTCTGTAATGGGCGCTGTCTAACACCAACGACGAAAACATCATCACGAGAAAGAATATTAGGTACTCCGTCGCCATCATCACCCCTGATAACATGTTCGTAAAGGTACGCCATAGGATCTTCAACTCTAATAAACTTCTTCGTAATAGGGGAATACTGTTCAACATTCTTATACCTTTGCAATTGTGAAAAGTCTTTATCGCCAGAGACAATCATGATCTTTTCACCATTACCACCAAATCGCTCAACCATTGTAGCAATGATGTCATCAGCCTCGGCAGATTCGATTTGAATTACGACATATGGAAAATTATCTCGAATCTCTTCTTTGATTGAATTCAATCTATCAAAGATAAGATTCCAGTCGAGTGGTGATTTTTCTCGACTCTTCTTACGATTTGCCTTATAGTAAGGAAAGATTTGACGACGCCAATAGTTCTTGTCATCGCAACAGAGTATCATTTCTCCGTATTCAGAGAACCGTGTCTTAAAGTTACGGATTGAGTTTAGTACCATGTGACGAATAAGATCTTCACTAAAATCTTTATTGCCACTCGCCAGAATGCCTGATAGACATACCTGCGAAAAATCCATGAGTATAATTGGTCATCTCCTTATCATAAATCTTTTTAGCCAACTTTTAGCCAACTCATGATTCACACCTTATTCTTCGTCATCTTCCTCTTCGTCATCTTCCTCTTCGTCACCAAATACAATATCGCCATTCTCAATCATCTTCTTGAGGCGGTCACGATTGTTTAAGATGACATCATATAAAGGATGATCGATATCCACGCTATTATATAGTATGGCTCTCATCATCTCTCCAACAAGAATATAATCCTTGAAGAATCCAGAATCTTCTATAGGAAACCCTTGCATCATCATTTTCGTAGCAAGACGGCTAAATTCTGTGTTGACTACTTCATCTACCAACATCATTCGGTTGATTGTGATAGCCTTAATTGTCTCTTCTTCAGATTGTGGAAGATTCCTTTCTTTGACAATGGGCGCCATTCGTTCCAAAGGAAACTGAATCACATTGCTCATAATACTCTCACTAATAGCGTATCTTTATTGATACGACCTGTAAACGTCGATGGTTTGGTTGTTAGTTTATCCATGAAAGTCCTGAGTTTGACCTTTCCCGATTTCAGCAACTCACCTAGTTGCTCTTGAGGTTTACGTAACTTCTTACACATACTTGTTTCCATATCAAAGTTTTGAAGCGTGGTTCCTTTCATCTTAAAACCACCCTCCAAAGAGTTATAACAAATCAATTTCTTATACTTGACATTATATACCCACAATTGTTTCATGTCAACAATTGTTTCTGGGTTTACCGACACAACTTTCAACTCATTCGATTCTTTGAGATATTGAATATTTTTTACGAGTTGTGCGGCAGACTTTACCTTTGGTTTACGTGGACGACGTATTACCTTTCTATTATTTATATGCTTGTCTAGTTCAGTCAATAGACGTTCAAAAAATGCAATACGATTTGTCAAACCTTTACGTTTTAAATATCCCCAGGCTTCTTTAAGATCCTCATTCTTACCTTTCTTTGCTTCCAAGAGTTCTTCATATTCTCTTTTATAATATTGAGTGATTTTCTCAGTTTGTGCTTTGTTCATATTCTTGGTTCTAGCAAACTGATAGAAATCAAACTTGTCATCTTGTCGGTCTACTACCTCTTCTAATTCGTCAATCCATTCTTTTACCGGGTCCGTCTTATTATCTTTTAGTGTCGTATTCTTATTAGGGGATTTTACGACTTTCACTTCTTCCTCTGCCAGTTGAGAAATTCTATTTCGAAGATAGTCCATACGAGAGGAATCGTTTGTGTGAATAATACATGCCCAGTGTGGAAA